AGACAAGGAGTCCGTTCGCATACCAAATTTGCATGCGAAGTATATAACATTACTGTCTAATGATCGAAGACTCCTTCGTGGATATCAGAGTCAGAAAAAACAAATCATTTCAAGATTGCGAAATTATTATTCCGGATCTGCAACTCAGCAAGAATTAGCTGATCTTGGTCGAGAACAATTCTTAGGAAAAACTCTTAAGAATGAGATTATGATTAATGTAGAATTAGATGAGTCGATAATTTCTATTGACGCTAAGATATCCCTTCTCGAAGTAAAAGTTTTGGCGCTAGAGGAAATTATGAAATCTATTAATTCTAGAGGTTATCAAATTAAAAATGCAATCGACTGGCGTCGGTTAACCCTTGGTGCATAAATTTGTCATCTGATATAATAATCCACAAGATCAATGAATCTAGGATCAAAATAGAAACAAATCAAGGAATACTGAGGGAGATCTCAGAAAGATTCACATTCGATGTTCCTGGTGCAAAATTCATGCCATCCTATAAGAGTCGTCATTGGGATGGAAAAATGCGTTTGATTGACTCTAGAAATAATACCACATTTGCTGGACTTCATTCTGCGATTGAAGAATTTGCAAATGAGCGATCATATAGTTATGAAGCGCACGAAGATTTACAATGCAATGATGAGATATCTTTAACAGAAGCGAATGAATTTATAAGCTCATTGAAATTGCCAGTCGTTCCTCACGAACATCAAATCAGAGCATTTACCTTAGCAGTAAGAAATAAAAGATCAGTTTTAATTTCTCCGACAGCTAGTGGAAAATCATTAATAGCATACTTGATAGTTAGATGGTATAATGTAAAGACGCTAATCGTAGTCCCGACGATATCTCTTGTCGCTCAATTAGCAAAAGATTTTATTTCGTATGGTTATAAAGAACCTATACATCAAGTTGTTTCCGGCATTGAAAAAGAAACAACTGGAAAGATTACGATCTCCACTTGGCAGTCGATGTATAATATGCCACAGGAATTCTTTTCGGACTTTCAAGTTGTCATTGGTGATGAAGCGCATAATTTTAAAGCAAAGAGCTTGACTGGTATTATGGGTAAGATGATCAATACCCAGTATAGATTTGGCATGACTGGAACTCTAGATGGCGCTCAGGTTCACGAATTAGTGTTGCTTGGTTTATTTGGAAAAATAGAAAGAATAATCCAGACAAGTGAGCTCATTGATTCTGGTAAACTCGCTTCTATCGATATTAAAATTATCATACTGAAACATCCAAAACAAAATGCAGCAGATAGAACATATCCGGAAGAGATCGAATACATTATTTCTAATTCTGCTAGGAATAAGTTTATAACGAATCTTGCTCTGTCGTTAAAAGGAAATACATTATTACTCTATACGTTTGTTGAAAAACACGGTCAAATACTATATGACATGATACGTGAGAAAAATGATCCTACACATTCTTGCTATTTTGTTAGTGGAGATGTTGATGGAGATGAAAGAGAAAATATTCGTGGTTTGGTAGAACGTTCGAGCGATAGCATAATCGTAGCTTCGTTTGGAACATTTTCAACAGGTATAAATATTAAAAATCTTCATAATATTATATTTGCAAGTCCCACCAAGAGTAGGATTAGAACTTTGCAGTCAATTGGTCGTGGGCTTAGAGTTAGTGATACGAAAGTTTCTTGCAAACTATTCGACATCGCAGATGATCTATCTTTGAAAAAGAATAAGAACTTCACATTAAGTCATCTTATAGAACGCGTTAGGATGTATAATGAAGAATCCTTCCCGTATCAAATTTACACTATTAAACTAAAGGATTCCAATGAGTGATATTGTATATGTTAAAGTTAGCAATGGCGAAGATATTATTGCTACAGTTTTGGACGAAGATGATGAATGTTATTTTATAACTTGCCCATTTAGGTTTATGTATACACGAGATCCAGCAACGAATATTATTGGTACAGCAATGATCCCGTGGGTTCCACTCGAAGAGCTTATGGAATCTATATTTCAAATTTACAAATTTAACATAATAACTTTTTCTCAAGCGCCAGAAAAGATGAAAACGACATATGAAAATCGTATAAAATCTTCCAAGATAGATGTGCTAAAAAATATACAGGATTTGTATGAAGCCATCGAAAAAAATCCTGATTTAAATAATCTTCTTAACGCTAATACAATAAACGATCTCATTCACTAAGGAAATATATTATGACGATCACCGCCAAAGAGGTCACTACTAAAGCGATCTCTGCTAAAATGAGACCCCATTACGTCGACAATGCTAAGTTGTATCAAGCGATGATAGAATATAAAGCGAAATATAACGAAAGTGTTTCTGCGAATGCTCCTCCTGCAAGAATATCCAATTACATTGGAGAGTGTATTATGAAAATTTCCACTCACTTAGCATACAAGCCTAACTTTTCTAATTACACATTTAGAGAAGAAATGATTTCTGATGGTGTAGAAAATTGTCTACAATACATTAGTAATTTTGATCCAGCCAAATCCAAAAATCCATTTGCATATTTTACTCAGATAATTTACTTCGCATTCATTCGTAGGATCATGAAAGAGAAAAAATATCTGTATACAAAATATGCAGCTATAGGACGGGCAAATATGGTCCATGAAACTTCACAACTTCAGGATCATGACCGTGGACATGACTATAATGATAAGATACAATATGGCGAATGGTCTCAAGAACAGATGGATACGTTCATGGACGACTTCGAGAAAAAGGCTCTGATTAAGAAAAAGAAAAATAAACAGAAAGCCGCTACATGAAAATAGCCATACTTGGAGATTTACACTTTGGCGCAAGGAACGATAGTCAAGAATTTCTTTCTTATTTCGACAAATTTTTTGAGGAAATTTATTTTCCAGAATTAGAGAAACGCGGGATTAGTGAAGTTATTCAGCTTGGAGATATCGTTGATCGTAGAAAGTTCATCAATTATTTGACTCTGAATAAACTCAAATCGTTTATTGATAAACACAGAGACAACAATATTACCCTACACGTTCTTATTGGAAACCATGACGTTCCGTTTAGGAACACGAATTCTATAAATTCGATGAATGAATTATTTTCTGAACACACCTCTCTTAATTCTTATGCTGATCCTAAAGAAATAGAAATTGATGGTTGTAAAGTATTAATGATGCCATGGATTAATAGTTCTAACTATGAAGAATGCATGGATATAATGAAGACAACTAAGGCTCAAATTTTATTTGGTCATTTAGAAATAAAGGGCTTTGAGATGTATAGGGGAATGCCTTCTCATGACGGATTTGATGTTTCTAAATTTGATAAATTTGATACTGTGTTTTCTGGACACTTTCATAGAAAATCAGAAAGTGGAAACATCAAATATGTAGGAACTCCTTATGAAATAACTTGGTCAGATCATGGAGATCCTCGCGGGTTTCATATATGGGATACTGAAACTAGAGAACTAGAATTTATTGAAAACACGAATAAGATGTTTTATAAAGTTTGGTATGACGACGCTGAACAGACGCTAGATAAACTTCTAAGCCAAAATTTTGATCATTTGAAATCTTCATACGTGAAAGTCATTGTTCAGAATAAAACCAATCCTTATTGGTTTGACTTGTTTGTAAATAAAATTTACGAAGCATCTCCGTCAGATGTTACGATTGTTGACGATCACAGAAATATGAACGACATCGACACAAATGACTTAGCCAACGAAGCTGAAGACACTTTAACAATTTTGTCCAAATATGTTGGAAACTTAGAAACCAATGTTGATAAAAAAGACCTTGACAAATTAATGCATTCGTTATATACTGAGTCTTTATCTATGGAACTGGATGAATGCTAAAATTTAAATCTGTTAGATGGAAAAATTTACTGTCTACAGGAAGCGCCTTTACAGAGATTCTATTAGATAGAAATACAAATACTCTAGTTGTTGGAGAAAATGGTGCTGGAAAATCTTCAGTTCTAGATGCTCTTTGTTTCGTTC